CGTGTGTGCGTCCTGAGCCCTGGTGCTTACTACGACGTGCTGAACAGCGACCGTGCCATCAACACCGACTTCAACGCTGGTGGTGGTGCTAACGGTGCTATCTACCAGAACCGCGTGGCTTCTGTGGCTGGCTTCCGTCTGATGACCTCCAACCACCTGGGCGTCAACAGCTACACTGCTAACCAGACCTACGTTGGTCTGAGCAACCAGTCTGCTGTGACCCGTGGTGAGCGTCCTAACTACATCAACGGTAAGGACGGTTCTGACGGCTCTGCTGCTGCTGGTACCTACGATTACTACCAGGATGAGCAGGGTAACACCTCGTCCATCGCTAACTGCTTCGGCCTGTGCTTCTCCAAGGAAGCCGTGGGTACCGTGGCACTGAAGGATGTGTCGATGCAGATGACCGGCGCTGAGTACAAGGCCATGACTCAATCGACCATGATGGTCGCCAGCTATGCTGTGGGTCACGGCATCCTGCGTCCTGAGTGTGCAGTGAGCCTGCTTCACGACGGCAACCCGTATTGATTAACTAGCTTCTAGTTAATTACCAATACAATGGGGGGAGGCAGAAATGTTTCCCCCTTTTTGTTGCAATAATGGCGACTAGTAAACTCAGTGCAGTTAACACCCTTCTCGCCATTATTGGTGAGGCACCTGTAAACAGTCTTAACGCTCCTCTGACTGGTGACGCAAGTCTTGCAGAGCGTACTCTGGATGAAGCTAGCCGAGAGGTTCAAGGTGCTGGGTGGTCTTGGAACACAATGCTGTATGACTCCATTCCTCTGGATGCTTCTACAGGTCAATCCCAGCTTCCTAGCAACACCCTTGCTGTTCGGTTCAATCCGCTTACCTACCCATCTCAAAGGTTTGTTCTTCGTGGTCTTAGGCTTTTTGATCGCATTAGAAACTCATACGACCTGAGAGGTAGTTTTGGTGTAGCAGTTATTGGTAACACCAGCGACCTTGTAGCTGAGATTGTTGAGGAACTTGATTGGGACAGCATCCCTGAAACTGGCCGTCGGTATATTACGATCCGAGCTGGTCGTATGTTTGCTAACCGAGCTGTGACTTCTGCAAGCCTTGAGACCTATACAGCAGAAGACGAAGAAAGAGCTTTGCAAATCCTCAAGCGTACTGAGGACATGGCTCAAAACTACAACTACATCAGCGGCCCTGACGATATGTATGGTGGCCGTGTTGTTACTAACTTTGGTCCCGATATCCTGAGCCGCTGATGTCAAGAGAACTTTTTAGCCAAATCATTGGCCCTCTCAATAAAGGTGTTAACCAGCAAGCCGATAGCTTTGTGCTGCCTGGTTTTGCTAAAGCACTTGAAAACGGAAACTGTGACCTTGTTGAGGGTCTTAAAAAACGGCTAGGTTCTGTGCCTGTAAAGCGTATTGATACGCTCACAAAGAACGCTGGTGGACTGACACTGACGAACCCAATCAAGTGGAATGAAGCTTGGGTTTTTGTCTACAACCGCAGTAGTGATGAGCGATTCATTCTGGTCATTGCTGACGATAGCCGCACCGTATCCCGTACTGGCAATATTACTAGTGGTTCTGCTGTGGTGACTTCTGTAAGTTCCATGACAGATTTGTTTGTCGGAGCTGGTGTAAGTGGTAGTGGTGTACCTAGCGGAACGACCATTGTTGATATTGATACTGCTGGCTCTCGCATCACTCTCAGCAAAAATGCAACTGCTACGACGACTGGTGTAACCTTGACCGTTGAATCTAGTTACACCTTTGTTAGTGGTATTTCTGATGTTGAACCAATTAGTGGGATCCTTCCTACCGTTGTTCCTGTTGAGCAAACTTTCTCTAACATCAGCTCCACCAATCTTGGTTACCTGCGTGGATCTGGCCGTGCTCGGGACCGCTTTAGGGCTACGTCATTTCAAGACTATGTGTTTGTAACCAATATTCAAAAGAAAACTGCGTATGACTCTACGGAAACGCTGACTCGTTACAACATCAGCAACATTAGCGGCACCTACCGTCCTACTAAAGCTCAGGTGTTGGTCAAGCTGGTTGACTATGACACGGAATACGCAATTACTATCACGCTTGATAACGACGATGTTATCCGTGGTCATTACATCAGTCCTTCTCTAACTGACGCTGGTGGAAACTCAAACATTGTTAATACTGAACAAATTGCTACTTATCTAGTTTCTAAAACACAAACTATTACAGGAACACTTACTACCGGTAGCAATGTAGTTACAGGTGTAAATGCTACTGATATTAAAAGTGTTGCTGTTCAGGAACGAGTAACTGGTACTGGTATTCCTGCTGGATCTTTTATTGGTGCAATTACTCTTGGAACACCAAACTCTAGTTTTACTTTAGTTAACGAAGCTGGAGCTGCAGCAAACGCAACAGCTAACGGAAGCCAAACGCTAACTATTGGGGATGGTTTAACAGAAGGTGACGTTAACAACGAACTTAACTTCAGTGTTAAAAACTCTCAAATTCTTATTGGTTTAAACAACTCAAATCGTTATTTCAAAAGCATTGTTGCTCACGATGCTCGTGGTAACACTTTGATGACTGCGTTTTCCAATCAAGTAACCAGCATCACAGAGCTTCCTCAGACCTCTTGGGAAGGTTATACGGTTCTTGTAGCCCCTGACGGCTCTTCAGATCAAAGCTCGTATTACCTTAAGTTCAACGCTGAGAACACAACTACTAACGGTACCTTTGGTCGTGGTGTGTGGGAAGAGACCTCTGGATGGGGTGCTAGAGGGCTTCTAGACGACAACACGATGCCTCATGCGTTTATCTACTACAAAAACGCTAGTGGCCTTACAAGATTTACGTTCCAACCTTTTACTGGTGCTGCTTACACAGATGGCAGTGTTTCCATTAATCTCCCAGGTTGGGAGCAACGGTTAGCTGGTGATGAAGATGAACTACCTGGTCCGTCGTTTGTTGGCTACACCATTAATGACCTTGTGTTCTTCAAAAACCGCCTTGGCTTTGTCAGCGGTGAAAACGTCATTCTGAGTGAGTCTGGAGCGTACTTTAACTTCTGGCAGCAATCAGCTCTTCAAGTTGTTGACAGCGATCCTATTGACCTAACTGCTGTCAGTAACGACGTTGCTGTGTTGAACTATGCGTTGCAGCAGCAGGACGAACTTGTGTTGTTTTCTAACGAGAACCAGTTCCGTCTGTACTCAGGTGACAACGTAACGTTTAGCCCTGAGACAGCCTCTGTGGGCCGTATTAGTTCCATCAGTATGGAATCAAACGTTAAGCCTGAGCAGGTAGGCCCTCAAGTTCTGTTTCCTGTTAAAGACGGTGACTTCACTGGATTTCATACGTTTATTACAACTGACCGCACGGTGGGCATCAACCTGGGTCAAACAGCAGTTATTACAGAGACCGTTCCTAAATACATTCCTAAAAACATTGATTCACTTGCTGTAAGCCGTACTGATCAATATCTGGTAGCTCTTAGCAAAGATGATCCAGATTCGCTGTATGTGTATCAGTTCTTTTGGGAAGCCTCTGGTGGCTCTTTGACCAACAGACAAAACGCTTGGCATAAATGGACCTTTCCAAATAAGAACATCTATTGGTGTGACTTTGTTGAGGGCACTCTGTTCAGCCTTGTGAGCTACAACAACAGCGGTACTACTGAGTACTACCTTGAAGGTGTGAACGCCTCTAGGCCACCTCAAGACAGCTCTGAGTTGTTCCTGCTGGATCGTCAGATCTCTAGCTCGATTACCACTGACATTGGTACGGCTAGCTTTAGCTATTCTGCAGCTACTAACAAAACGACTGTTACGTTGCCCTATAGGACCGTCAACACCAGTCAGTTTGTCATTATTAAGCAGAATGCAGGAGATTCAAGCGAAGCTAAGAAGCGTTGGATTGTTGCCACTAGTGTGCCTGCTGGTGTTACAAGTTTTGTTTGTGACAGCCTTGGTGATTTCTCAAGCAGCTCTTGGGTATTTGGTGAGCAATTTACGTTTACCTACCGTCCGCCT